TGCATACCCACAGCACTTACATTCTTCTGGAAATATGTTTAATGAAAATAATCGATTTCGAAGTTTCCATGACGGATAGTTAGGATGCTTGCCTTCTAGTATTTCATCAATTGGATACGGGCCAGATGTTGCACGGAATACATCTTTCTTGATGCCTTGCCCTGCTTGGTTTGTGTGTAAATCATACAAAGATTTACCCGTTTCCCTATCAATATACATTTTAGCATATTTCTTCCAGGTACTGAAAGATACTTTCATGAAACGGGCTGCCTCCGCATTTGATTTGGTATTTGCAATAGCATATCGAATATCTGACTCAGGAAGATCGTATGATTCCCTTCCCCGCCCGTATACGTATTTATATTGCTTTTCTTCCATCTTAATATACTCCAAATTTGCGAAGCTCTAAAACGGCGTCTTTTGGCATTGTTTTCTTTTCCCACATCTTTTTCATCTCATCGCGAAGTTTATATACAAATTCATCAAATGTTCTATGGTAAACTCCTGATTTAGCTTTTACTTCGCTATACCATGTAGAATAAGAAGAATATGCATCATTGAAACGATCTGAGTCGGTTCTGTTTTCCCAATATTCGATTTGGTCTTTGAATGGCCACATATCTACTGGAATGTTAGGATCTTTTCTTCGTCCTGACAATTGTACTTGTACTGAATTTTTATTGTTGTTTCTGGATATGAATTTATCCATTAAATTGATAGATCTATCCTTCGGAGACATTCCGGTGTGTGCTGATTTTCTGCCCATAACTATTTTTTATTTTTTTCTACTAATATAACTAATTTACGCCATGCATCTTCTGCACGGTATATATACTTTTTAAAACCATTAATGTCCTTTGCTATTTGACATATTTCAGCTTTACGTAAATTGCGATGATATGAAGCGTGTAGTATCGCAATTTTAACATTTCGAAACCATTTGAACATATTATATATACTTTTCTACAATTGCATTTAATCCTTCGCGAATCAATTCTATACGAACGTTCTCACATGATTTTTTATCATCAACAAAAACCGAACATCGTTTTGCTCCATGTGTCAATGTAGCACACTGCAGTGCTTGAAAGTAACTATGTCCACAGATATCCATCAGACAAGTAATTACATGATCAAATGTATTTACCGTGTCATTATTCAGAATCACGGTGTACTTGCCCGTCTTCTTGTTCGCTTTCGTGTTCGACTTTTTTTGTGACATCTCTGATGATAGCTGCTTGTTCCCAGAACTCATTGTCTTTTGCATAATTAAGTGAATGTTCTAAAAAATTTAATTTTCGTTGTATGGACCAATGTCCTGGCCATACCCAATCATCTCCGCCCATATGATTAACAGATTCGATAAATATCGTTTTCATATAATCCTGAAGAATTTCTCCTATTGTTTCCATATAAAACTATTTTTATTTATTATATGAATATTTTTTAAAACATCCAAATTAATACAATCGTATTTTTTGTCCTGCTGTTAATTCAGTATTAGTTAACGAATTAAGTGTTTGTAAATCGTCTAATGTAGTTGCATTGTCTAATGCAATTTTCAATAATTGATCTCCAGGCTTAACTATATAATATTTATTATTATTTGTTTTAACCACATCGGATCTAACATAGCCTGTACCAGATCCATCTGGGTATTTAACTAGATACCATGTTTTACTATCTTCGCCCTTTACTGCCTTAATTACAGTTCCAATTGGTGAAGCCATTGCTAATTTATTATCAACATTATCTATTATACCATTATCGACAACTGGTTCTGTTCTCGTATATGTTTGAAAATTGCCTGGCTTCGTATATAGCATCTTACCAACTAAATTAGTATTTGTAGTTTTTAAGTTTTTTAAACGATTCGAACTATGTTTACCAGTTACTCTATCTTTAACATCTTTCGCAATTTTTGTTGCATAGTCAGCAAATGCATCTGCATTGCTTTTCATTCTTTTAACTACACCAGTTAATTTGCCCGGATTTGTGTAATTAGGATGATCTAGATATTGGCTAGAAACTTGATCCCATTTTCCTGCATTAATTAATTTAATAGTTTTCGGTCCCAAATCTCCACGATATATTGCATTAACAATTGCTTTCCTAACGTTATCTGGATATGTGTCGTACTTAGGAATTAAATTTCGAGCCTTTGCTTCATGATCTTTAATTCCTTTTGTTAACAACTTTTCAGCTTCAGCTGGGGTAATTTTTAATCCTGGTTTTAATTTTGGATACACTGCTTTGGTAGCACCATACCCAATTGTAAGTGTTCCTTGAATTGCCTGACCTGGTTTGGCTGCTACAGATGGATTTTTATCATCATATGCTAAATGATTTCCGTTTGCATCCAATGGACCAGTACCTTCCCATCGTTTAACCTGATCTCTGAAATCTGTATCTAATGCTAATGCAGATTCTGTTAATAAAGATTTTAATCGTATCATTTTCCTAGCTCCTCTCGTATAATTAATTCGCCTAATACTTCTAAACGACCTACTTCTCGTTGAAACTCAACCGCACTCATATTCAATGAAATTTTAGATTTAGTTTGTGCAAATTCTCGCTTTGCTTCTTTTAAATCAAATTTACCATTAGATGCCTTTTTATAGTATGGCAACTTAACTTTGAAATGATGCCATGTTAACATTGCTAACCCGCCTTTTTGTTGTGCTGAATTAGCAATCTTTTTAGCGCCATCGCCTCGAGTTTCTGCAAATTCCTCGAACTTGTCTTCTGCAGTTTTTGATTTAGACTCAAATAATAAATTTAATAGTTTCATATTAATAAATATTTACTTATTAGGTTTATCAGGTTTAAATTCGGTCATATATGAATAATCAGTTTCATATCCAGCTTTGCCTTCAACTGAATAAACTGTCATATCAATTTTGTAGCCTGGATTTTTATCTATGCGTTTATATGTCCATGCATTATCCATCCATATTATTCGATTATTAGGATAAATAAAATAGTTTCCATTATCCATTTTAAATACATGTCCGCATTTATGTTCTGGAGTTTCTGAAAAATTAGTATCTAATACATTTCGATTTTCGTGTGACCAATCCAATGTGAACATATATGTACCTTGTCGCTTAACACCAGTTATAGATATTAAGTCAGCTCGCAGTCCAGATAAACGTTCTCGAACTTGCACATCAATGTATGACGAAAAGCAGTCCCAATAAACATGTTCTGTTAGTGGCAATACTTCAGCATCCCGGCGCCAACAAAATGCATGTATTGGTCTACGTGTCCAATTTACTCCATTTTCTAGAAATGCTTCAAATAGTGGAGTTCTTTTTTGAATCGATGCTACAGAATGTACATCGGCCAGAGTGTATTCACCCTGACCGTGTTCTTTATTAAATAAAAATTCGTTACGAATATAGCATGTTATCGTTGGTATATTTGCATTAAGATAACTCATTATTTCTTATGTTTTGAAATTTCAATTGCTGCTAACTGTTTCATTGCAGCTTTCTTAGTTGGATGCGTACCTAATACATGGTCACCTTTTTTAGGTTTAACTACCCATTTACCATCACGATGTTCAATTCGCTCACCCATTACTTGTTTAAGATGATTTTGAAATCCTACTGGCACAAATTGCGGTTTCTGTGAATTATATGAATCTTCATGCCCCATCGACGTAGTTATGAAGTGATATACTTCTTCTACATCATCAGCTGAAGTAGTAATATGATCCACTGCCCATGCATGACCATTGCTTAACAATTTATCTACATGAGCTGGATCCATTTGTAATAATTCAGTAACTGCGTGTTGTATGGTTTTTAAATTCTGAAAGAACATATAATTGTCTTCTCGTTGCTCACACCCACATTCACTGATTGTTTTTTTCATTATTTTACTCTTTTAGTACGTACTGACCAAACTGCACCACCTAGTGTTACGATTGCACCAATAATAGTTTCAACTGTTGCATTGTCTATTTTTCCTTGTGCTACTGCGATACCTCCGGCGAATGTTAATACGTGGCGAAGAATTCCTAATAATTGATCTTGTGACATTTTCATAATTGTTCCTTTTTAATATATATATGAGACTGATTAATATGGGTTATCATAATACGGATGTTCAATTGTATTCCAAGTTGTGTGAACTTGTACTCTAGCAGTACTTAATCCAGATTTTACTTGAAGATCAAATATTATTGGCTCTCCCACTACACTCGGAGATGTTTGATACATGCGAACCTGTGCAGTTATTCCGCCGCCGTTATGCAGCGAACTACTCGTACTAGCACCCGTTATACCGACAGACTCCTGAAAATACAGACCTTCACCATTATAATGGTCTCCACCTATAATGCCATCCCATTTAATTATTTGGATACGACCTCGATGTTCTTCGGGAAATGCCATCGGATCTCCGCCTATATTAAATACTGTCATTTCCACGTGAGCTCGAACTCCAGAAGAATAAGTTGCCCCAGCAGATATATCAAATGTTTTAATTGTAAGCCATTCTGTTCCGCCTGCTCCGCTACCCAGATTTTGATATTCATAATATAACGCATTTTGGCCGGCAAATGTTGAAGCAGTAGCAGCATTTGATGCTGAAATAATACTATTAGCCCCATATGGTCCATAAACACCCGACGCAGTTACAAATGAAGCAGTTGGCGAATTACCCATACTTACATAAGAAGCTGTTAGTGCATATGATGATGATAATGCAGACACTGCATGAGATGCGGTTGTAGCAAATGATGCTGATGTAATAGTCCCACTAAATGCCCCAGTAAACGATCCGGTAAATGATCCGGTCGCTACTACGGTATCGCTAGACACCCCACTCAATGCATCAATTGCACGAGTAATGTGTTCTGCTTGTATAGTACCGCCTTCGGAAATACCCGTTTTATTTATTATTGCCATTGTTTACCTTTCTGTTTTTATATATGGGCCAATTCTTTGTTTTTTCATTCAACCAAGCTTGGCGATCATCACACCCGCAATCTTCATCTAGCAATTGTGCAATGCGTTTTGATAATTGATCTAATCCAGTTGCACTAGTGATTTTTTTTATATCATCACCTAATCCTTTACTTTGCATAACGTTTCCCATTATTAATTTTATTTTGTATTTGCATAATCATTGTTTGCCATTGTGCCGTATGTGGAATTTCAAATATGGTCTTACCAGGAAACGTATAATTTTGTTCCGGTTCCATCATTTGGTGATGTCCTGTTTCGTCAAATGCAAATACCGGCCATGATACATTTTGCATTGTGATAGCGCCATCAATAGTTGGAATAACGGTACAACGTCCTGGGTGCGACCATTGTCCATTTGAATCTACAATTGCATTTGTTGCAGAAAACAATGTTTTCCATTGATCTACTCCCATTGGAGAATGCCCTAATATGTGACCCGTAATGATTTCAGTGATATTATGCATATCCTGTTCATTTACAACATGTTCTACTGTTAATTTGCTCATTGTAACCTTTTTTTCTAATTGTTTTAAACGTTCTAAATAACCTTTATTACGAAGATGTTTATATGCCATATTTTCAACGGAATATTCACCTTCTGCATCTAATCCAGTTTGTCGCAAATCTTTTAAGCGACGTTTAAGATTTTGTATTTTAAATTCAGCTTTTGGATCTTGCAAATCTAATTTATCAATTTCATACTGATATGGTTCTGCTTTTGCGGTAATTGCATCGTCATCAACTGATACTGTCTCTGCAGATGGTTTTTTTATCCATTTGCCTTGCATTACGGAATATACGCCTACAGTTGAATGCATTTCTTGTTTAGAATCCTGAGCATACAATTCAATGTTCATGCCTTTATATTTTAACGGATAGTTGTTGTTCCATATACTCTTTTTTGCGTGCATGAATTCGCTAACAACATGATAGTTAGCATCGATGTCTAAATAATTAACTAATACATGCAAATCAATATCACTATGTTTAGTCCAATTATAATTAGCATTACTACCTATCAACAATATGTCTTTAACTTCCGCATCGATACTCAAAAACTTGTAAAATGCTTTTGCAATGCGAACCAACCCAACACGAAGTTTGGGATGAAGTTGATCTCCATCCCAGAGCTTTGGATTCAATGTGCTATGTGTTTCGTATTCGTTAATCATACTAATTAGTTTCCTTGTTGAATAGCTATTCTATAAATTGGTAGCACTTCTTCATTTTCAGATCCGAATACAATTCCTCCTGGATTAACTACCCGAGCTGAATCAATTTTATTTTTTTCTATTATATCTCGCTCAGTCGGTGATAAAGCATCGGTATTAACTTGTCGTTTTCGATCGATAATAGCTTTTGTTTGATCGGTATATAAATGTTTAAGTAAAAATGCTAACGCTCCACCTTGTTTCTCATCAGGGTCATCCACATTTAAGACTTTCAGTATGTTACGCGTATCTGGTTTTATTCCTGGTATTGCATACACAAACTCAGATCTAGAAGCCATCATAGCGGTTCCAGCTGGTAGCCATTCACCTACTTGGTATGCTCGGCCAGTTTTTTTATTGATACCATATCTACTAGCTTCTTCTTTTGTTTTAAGTTGATATGGAGTTTTATATAATTCAGGTTTAGTAAGTTCCTCTACAACAAATTGGAATTCATTTTGTAGTGGTTGTAAAATTTTATATTTATTTACAGCTAGAAAATATTTTGCAAACCCAACTTTTCGCATACCATTTATTCCCGTAGCCATTAATGGTGTAGCTGTTTGCGATAATATATTTAAATAGCGTTCTTTATATAAAATCCAATCTAAATTTTGAGTAACTTCTTTAACAGAAGCATCAACATTTTTCAATGTAGTTGTTACTGATTCTTCTACTAGTTTAGATATCTGAGTTGCAAACTGACTTACGCTTTTACTAACAGCTGGATTAAGAAATGCATCGCTAATAGAATCTATTAAATTTGAAATATAAGTCATTGATAATTTAGACGGGTCTAATACTCTAACTTTCGAAAGTTTTCCAGCAGAATCATATACTGGACTAACTATTGTTTTTCCATTTTTAGCAGATGTTGTTACAAGTTGTTCTAATTTTTTAGCATTCTCTGTAGTAACTTCTAATACTGTTACTAAACTTGCATCCATAGATGCAATCTTTCTTATAAATAATGTTGCTATACCACTAGTTTGGTTAATTAATTGAATAACTGGTTTTCGTAATGAATTAGATGCAAATTGAAATCGTAACCAACGAGCCATATTATTTCGTTGTGATGACGTCATTTTATCGGTAAATGCTTGTGATGAAAGTTTAAATGTTTTTGTGGTTATACCCATTGCTTTTTTATAGCTTTCCTTCATCGCTCGTTCAATAGTACTATCTAACTTGTTAGCAATATCAGTAATAATGTCAGGTCGATCTTTTGCGATTCTAGTCCATACCTCTCCCAGTGCAGCGCCTGCTGCAGTTGGATCTGCTTTTGCTACTATATTTGAACTTATCTTCAAAGCCTTGGCGCCACTAGATAATACTTTTTGATATATTTTTTGTGCACCTTTTTGTGTTAAGTTTGGATGGTATGCTACTTTCGAACGCTGCAATGCATCAGCAACTGCATCTATGTTGTCCATATTCTTTTCTGACCATGCAATAAATGTATCTATTTTATCTGCAGCAGCTGATTCTAATTTACCGATGCCTGGTATAGGCAATTTACTTTTTCGTAAAGCCTTAGAAATTCTTTCTAAAATGGCATTTGCTCTACGCAACGCGCCTTTTTGTTGAGATACTTTTTCTAAAAAATTAATTGTAGCTTGGTCACCAGTTCTTATCTCTTCTACGAGCTCATCAAAATATTTTTTATAAAGTGGACTATTAGGGTCTAAAGTTTTTAATTTGCCAGCTTTTACCGTTAATTTGCTAAGAAGTTTTCTAGCTCCGCGTCCCAGTAATTTTATTTCATATTTAAATGCAGGAATTAAACCTATAGCAGTAAATGCAACATCTACCCATTTATCGCGTGCTCCATATACTATTCCATTAATAACATCAGTTATTGTGCCAATTTGACCTGGCACTAACCCTAATGATAATCCAAACCATTCTTGCGCTCGGTCTTTTTCATCTTCAGCTGCTCGCTTATCGATATTTTGCCATTTTTGTTTTATTGTTACGTCTTGAGTTTTTGCTGTGGTTACCCATTCGGAATTTGTCATTAATACCGGTCCGCCTGGTCCTGCTTTAATAGTTGCAATAGGAACCCAGTTATTACTCGGCATTGCTCTCTGTGATTTTGTACTTTGTAAATAATCACTAAAAGCTTTTACACGTACATAATTTGGATCTCGAGAATCTCGTAGTTTGTTTATCACATCATCATCAACAGTTAAATTTGATACTAACAACTGTTCTATGATTAACAATCCATCATAATAACGCCAACGTAATTGACATTTTAACCAACTAGGCGTTACTACAGTTGTATCATATTTTAATTTCAATTTAGCAGATTTAGCCGTACGGGTATCAATTGGTTTACTGCCTATGATAGTTACTGGATTGCCTAGTGATTTAATCGTTTTACTTTTTTCTTTTAATACCCACGTTGGAATAGCATTAACCGTTCCTTCATTTCCATCTGGAATTCCGGCAGTGAATGAAAAATAACTGCTAGCTAAATCTTTAGGAGGCTGAACTATAGCTGTAATTGAGTATATATATGGATTAGCCCCGTGTGGTTCAACTTTAGCCTTTAACTGTTTTAATATTTTTTCAGCTTCATCTGCATTTGCCATTCCGGACGGCCAAGCATATTGGTCTGTTGCTGGCGGAGCCTCATTAACCAATTTAACCTCTTCTTTAATTATTTGTTCTAAAAGTTTTTTTGAATTAGAATTCATTTCGTATTACCTTTTACGTTTTATATAAATATGATTATTTCCAAAAGAGCTGTATTAAAATTATACCAAATGCTAATGTTAATGACATTGCCGTTTTCATCGTAATTGATTCTGCTTTAAATAGGTATGTCATTATGCTGAATATAATTATTCCTGCTGTGAACGAAATAAATCTGCTAGGCCAGAAATTGCCATCAAACCCGGTAACTAATAAAGAAGTTGCCTCTTGAAACAACCACGTTATAGGAATACCTAACAGTAAAAGACCCCAGCGCCACTCACGTGCCCAGGGCCATAATAACGGGCCATTAACTTGTAACCATACTAGTATCTGGCCTATAATAAAAATAAAAAATCCTAAAATAACATGTTTATAATTCATATACTTATTATAAGTATTATTTTTCGGATTTCAAATCTCTTTCTCCTTTATGATTATCAATTTTGTCTAATATAGTATTTAACAAATCTGATTTAATTAATCCAACCATAGAAGCATTTTTTAATGCACTTATAAGTTGAAATATTAAGAACGGCATCAATATGGTTTCGCTTAACCAGGCTGTACCTTTAAAACCTTTTTCTACCATTAACAAAACAGTTAAGATAATAATCCATGTTGCTGTAGTGCGCAGAACTTTTAGTGCTTTGCACGTCTGAAACCCTTCTCGTTTAATTCCTGCCATTATGCCAAAGAATCCATCTAAAAACATAACTGCAATTAAACCTAGATATTGTTCTGCATTATCCAATGTTAAATTAAAAAAATAACTACAAATAAACGCTGCTGCACCTGTGCAAGATAATAATATTGCCGACGATGTTTTCATTTATGAGACTCCCTTATACTTATTATTTGTTTTACCATTAATAAAACCTTCTTTTAGTATAAATACCGTACTAAATATATTTCAAGTTATTTTTTGGATCGTGTTTAATATAACTACCCCATTTATATCTAGCATACTCATGTCCTCGTTGTTCTGATTGTTGTCTGCGCTCTCCATTTGCTGAAACTGACGCAAAGTGATAAAAATGGCAATTCCATGTACGAATCATTTTGAGTCCGGATAATTGACATTTTAAAAAGAAATCCCAATCTGCAACTAGTCCTAGTTCATAATTTTCATCCCATCCGCCCAATCGTATATAATCTAGTTTACTCATAAAAATTGGTAATGTAGAACCACACTCTTCTTGTTTATCGCCAGATGCATAATGGTAATCAAATAACCAAAATTTTTCTAAATCAAATTCAGTTGGAGTTGTACCTAAATTTTCAATTATAAATTGCGGAAACATACTAGGCAACGGTTCTACCTGGTTTGGCGAAATAACAACGCCATCTTCCCATATGTCTAATAATGTAGTATCCCAAAATCTAGGAAATACATTGTCATCATTTACAATCAATATTTTATCATACCGAGAATTATACACTCCTAGATTTGTTCCTCGACATAGTCCAACATTAGTTTCTAAATTCAAAACATCTATATGATCTTTCCATTTATCCAATACATCTTTATTGATGTCATAATGTCCGTCTACAACAACAATAATTTGATTTGTATTCTGTTGTCCTTCTATTGCAGACTGTAAACATAAATCTAAATGTTCTGGAGATTTGTATGTTGGTATTATAACTGAAATATATGCTGCTTCCATTCTTCTACTAAATTTTCTTGTTTAACTTTATAAAGTGGAGCTAACCACATAGTTTCCCCGTGTGTTGAATATGTGTTTAATGGACATAATAACGGATACCCGGTGTCTCGCAATTCCAAAAACATTTTATAATCGTCTGGATATGACCCCATTGTCCATTTTCTCATTATCGATTCAGTTTCTCGCAATGTTTTTACTGTGGATGCGAATGTCATTGTTGTGCTATTAAACATCCCATATAATTGGGTTTCGCCCCGATATATTCTCGTTAAATATCCACCATCTTCATCTACTTCTGGGTTGCCTCCTTTTTGTGGGGCAATAAATTTATCTGGATGTAAATATAAAGTAACAAATGATGATCCTAATTGTATTGCCTCTTTAATTATTTCTGCAGATCCTTTTATATGAATATAGTCATTTTCTACAAAATAAACAATTTCATTATCATCTAATTGTAATGCCCGATCTAATGCTAAATTAAATGTACCCGCTCCATGTCCAACAGATACATGTTCTATATTATTAGTATCAATATATCGTTCAATCATATTAATAGTTTCGGGACTACAATTATCTGCTAGAATTGTAATATCCTGAATGTAATTGCGAAACACATTACAGAAATTTTTTAAACAATTTTCATTTGTTACATAATCTGGTTTAACCTTGTTGTAACCAGAGTCCGATATTCTATATATTATTTTCATATTAACTTTTTAACTGCGTTTAATGCTGACTCAATAACCTGGTGCATATCATAATATTTATATTCTGCTAAACGGCCTCCAAATATAATATTTGATTCTTGATCAGCTAACTGTTTATACTGCATATATTTAAAATTATTTTCAGTGTCATTTACAGGATACATTGGTTCTGTGACGTCAGCTTTATATTCAGTTGGATATTCTCTAGTTATCCATGTACATGGCTGATTTCCAAATTCAAAATGTTTATGTTCGATGATTCTAGTATAATCTGGTGTTATATCTGTATAATTCATTACTGCACATCCTTGATGATTATCTACTTCTAATTTTTCATGCTCGAATCTAGTAGTTTTATATTCCAATTCGCCAAATCTATAATCATAAAAACGATCAATTGGGCCTGTATAAATTATATGTTTGTGTTCTGGCAATTCATCTTTAAAAAAATCAGTGTTTAATAACACGTCAACATTTTCTAATAATTTCGAAAAGATTGGAGTATATCCATTTTTTGGAATTCCTTGATACGTATCATTAAAATAGTTATTATCATATGTAAATCGAACTGGTAATCTTTTTATAATTTCTTTTGGCAATAGTTTCGGATCTTTACGCCATTGTTTTGCGGTATAATTTTTTATTAGTTTTTCGTATACATCAATACCCACTAATTTAATAGCTTGTTCTTCTAGATTTTGTGGATCTTCTATATGTTTACTTTGTTCATTAATTATAGTTAATGCTTCTTGCGGTGTTTTCACGTTCCATAATTTTGAAAATGTCCACATATTAAAAGGCAATGAATATATTTCATCATTATAATTTGCCACAGGCGATAATCTAAAGTTATTAAATTCAGTAAACTGATTTATCCATTCCCATACTTCTTTATTCGATGTATGAAAAATATGCGGTCCATATGTGTGTATATTGATGCCGTCTTTTTCATCAGTAAAACAATTCCCTCCTATATGATCTCGTTTGTCTATTACGCAAATCTTATATCCACGTTTATGTAATTCATACGCACAAATAGAACCGAATAAGCCAGATCCTACTATTAAATAATCATATTTCATAATCTATAAATCTACATCCCAAACACTCTTTGTTCTAGTATTTGCTTTTATTTTTATTAAACCAATATCTTCAAATAATTCAATTGTTCTGTTAGTATTCCCGATATTATAAAAATTAACAGACTCATTTACTACATTCCATTTTGTATTGTAATATATGTTAGGTTGTTTATATTTCTTAAATAATATATCTTCATTAATCACAAAAAATGTTTTTACTGTTTGTAAGTCTGAAGTAGTAACGGGGTAAAATTTTAAAGATTTTAAAAAATTGCATTCATCCAATAAACATTTACGAGAATACATTCCTATATTCATTGATATATTATCGCATAATGGTTTAACTAAATCGGTATTTGCAAATTTTTCCGATTGTTCTTTAAAATATGGGAGTACCTCACATGTATCATGTAATAAGAAAAAATTGTCATGTTTAGTATATTTATCTAAATTTTCAGCTATACATATAAGTCCATTAACATCAAACGAATTATAATCAACAAATAATAATTCAACGCCTTCATCTGATATTAGTTTTTCTAGTTTATGAGTTCCTCCAATTACAAATATAATATCATGTACGTCAATGCCCGATTCTATCATAGATTTAACTAGTATAGGGTATGTATTCTGATAATAATTTATGTGGCTCGATATTATATAATACATTTTTAAAAATTTTTTTTAATTTCTAATTTAAATTGTTCTTCTTCTAAATTTATCTGATTTCTATAGTATTTAAAATTTTCATAATGTATTTTAAAATTACTAAATATATCTTCAATTATACTATTGAATCGAGATAAATCATCATCGAACTTATATTGATTGAAAATATTAACATCGTCAAAAAACATAGCCGATCCCTTAAAATTTGTTATAACACAACACCCACATAAAGCCGCCTCTCTAGGAATTCTATCCTTACCAGGATGATTTCCAAAATCGATGTAAATTTTACTGTTAAGCATTAAGTCTTTAATTTGTGTTGGTGTCATATTTTGAATAGGAACAAATTTAAAGTTAGGGTTTGATTCTATCAACTGACGAGTAATTTCTATTCCCTTTTTAGGGTTATACAGAATTACATTTTCTTTTTTTGATAAATCAACATCTAAATCTCTATACTCCCAAGATATGAAATCAGTTAATTTAGATAATCTACTTACTCCATTTGTAATCAAAAACCAATGAGCATATTCAGATTGATAAAAATGCCATATATTCATATCATTTCGTTCTGCTATAAAATTTCTCTGATCTTGACCCAATCCGTTATCTACACTTAACCACCAAATAGCTTTTTGTATATGTTTAAATGTACTAAGCATATCTGGATAAATTTCAGGAGCTATAAACAGATTAGTATCAGAGTCTTCAATATCAGTAACTAAATCATTAACATCAATATTATATTTTGAATAAACTGATGGGTAACTTTTTTTATAACATTGTTTGTGTAAGTCTAACCAATTAGTGTGATATTGCGGGTGTATAGAAACATCTAATAATACTAGTTTTGGATTATAATTTAACTGTTTCAGTTTAAAGTATAATTGGTATGTTGCTTCCACGCCCCCAGTTACAACATCATTATTAGTGCATAAATATATCTTATCCATTATTTATATGTTTATCAATCAATTCATACATTGCCGCTGGTTTTTCGTGTCCTATAAAGTGTATTACTTTAGATTTCATTAAGTGATCCATATCTACCCAATATGGAAATACATAATAGTCAGATGGCGTTAATATTTGATGTGATGGACTAAGTGCATTCATTAATGAATGGAATGACTGTTCCTGTGTATCGATTATCGTTCGTTCCCATCCAGTTTTTTCAGTTCCGTCTGCATTGTATATGCCTGAAAAATCAAAACAATTAAGTAGTAAATTAAATGTAGATGGGTTTAAAAATTCATCAAATATTTTTAAATTTAATCCCTGAAATCCAGCATTTATTCCTAAATTTGAATATTTTATAATATTCTGGCTAAACATCTCAATTAATTGTTGTGCTAGTGCTTTATCGCATCCTGCATTTGCTGGCTCAATAATTCCAAATGGCGTTTTAGTTTCTAATAAAGACTTTAACTCAGATAAATCATCACTATTAAATAATACATCATACTCTATATTTAATACATACTCATATCTATAAATTCTACGAATATAGTGATTAATTAAAATATGATAAAAATGTATGAAATTTGGAATTTTAGAAATCAACTCCGAATCTCCATATCCAGAATCCTTAAGATATTCGTTCATATCATCTTTTGTATACCAATAACACTTATATGGTAATTCATCTATTTTTTTAGACCAATCATCATTATAATCTGGCTGATCTAATATAATATGAAATTCAAATTCTATATCTGGAAAATGTTTTTTTAATTGAAACATAGTAAAATATTCCAATTTTCCTTTTTTATGCCATAATCGGGCTACTGGTATTTTATTCATAATATCTTTATATTTTTTTATAAACTAAAAAATTATCCCAATCTGAAATTCCGTTATATACATGCGTTAATTCTAAATTAGGAAATTTAACATCTTCTAATGATTGTAAATATTTAGTTTGTATATCTTCAATTATATAAATTCCATCTTTTTTTAAATATTTTGGAAATTCATATCCAGATATAATCATATGATCTATTATATGTGACCCATCATCTATTATATAATCAAATTCAAAATCTTCACCTGATTCTTTTCTGATAATATCCATAAAACTTCGAATATCATCCGAAGATGATTGATCTAATTGATATGTTTTTATTCGTTCATCTTCAAATAATACTTCGGGTAGTATATCAACAGCATATATCGTTGCATTAACAAAAAAATCCCTCCACGCTTTAATACTAGCACCAGGAACATACCCATCTGGTACAATTTGTTTCATTAGCGGAACATTTCCAATTCCAATTTCTAACATATTCTTAACCTGATGCCTGATTGGATCTAATAATTCATGATATCTAGGCGAATATGTATGATGAATTGATGGGCATTTATCTGCTTTATATTTTTCAAATAATTCGCATAACTCAGTTTTAATATACATCTCTTGGTTCATATTTTTTTTTGTTTTAGTTTTTAAAAAATTCGTTTAAATATTCATGAAGACATACTTTCCAATTTCTCATATAATTTTTTTCTAGATCATTCAGTGATTTATTAATTAATTTTTCCGAAAATGGTCTTGTTGCAAAGTATTCATCTTTATAATAAGAACTGTCTACTTTATTAATAGTTAATCCTAAATTTAAGTAATTATTAATTTCAACAGCGGTTTCATATCTACTGGCTTCTCCTTGGCTAACCATATTATACAATCCATATGGTAGTCCTTCTGTTGTATGTCTCAGTATAGAAAGTGCAAAGTCTTTAGTATACGTAGGAACTCCTAATTTATCATCAACTACATATAATTCGGTAGCGCCATTATTAATCTGTTTCATTATTTTATTAACAAACTTTTTATCTTTTAGCGGGCCGCCACCCATCATCCATCCTGCTCGAAATATCCAATATTTATCATATTGTTGATTTAACAATAACTGTTCAGTATAGTATTTACTTTTACCATATGCACTTAATGGCGTTGGATGATCTTCTTCAGTAAAAAATTCTTTATCATTACCAAATATACCTGCGGTGCTAATGAATACATATGGTATACTTAAATCTTTTGCTAAATTGAATAGATGTATAGCTGCAATTGTATTTGTTACATAACAATCATCTTTTTCTCGTTCACAATATTCTAAATCAACCAATGCGGCGAAATTCATTATGATATCTGGTTTATATTCATTAATAATCTTGCTAGTATGTTTTAAATCTCGTATATCACAAAATTTAATATTACCAGAATCACATTCTTTGTCAGTAAGTAGATAATCGTTAGTATCAGTTAAACCTTGTAACGTCGTACCTAGCATACCATTGGCACCTGCAATAAAAATCTTTTTAAATTGTGTCATAATAATTATTCTGTTTTATTTGTCGATCGATTGTTTTTGGATGATATAATGAATACTCAACCATCTGTGGTAATTGCGACCATACTTTAAATCCATCTAAACGTTCATGAACTTTATTGATCCATTTTATCTCAGGTTTATTTCTCCATAGTCTCCATTGGTAGTCTGGCCAATTAATCCACCCATGTTCATTTACTGCCCAGCCCCATTGTTGCATATGATCTTGTGTCATACCTTCAACTGTATTTACTCTAGGTACTTGATATACCTCAACATCTCCATGATGTTCTTCTACAATATAAGGCAATAATTCCATTAACTTTTCATGCGGCACTTCATCTGCATCTATTTGGAAGATGTAGTCTCCATTACAGAGACTACTTAATTTATTCTTCCAATCAGCAAAATGATTTTCGAATTTTGCTTTATGCCAAGCAAACTCAGCATTAACTGAATGGGTCCTTAGAAAGGATTCTACCATGGGATCACCATTTGCTTCGTCGTATAATACTACGATATCATCCTGGATGCGTTTATGCTGAAGCAAAAAAGCAATTAAACGCTGTATTTCAATAAATTCGTTACATACTGTAACTGCATATGTTATTTTCATATTATTATATTATGAAATTATATATTATTCTCCAACCTTCTGAAGTTTTGGAAGAGCAAGTTTATCTAATTTTGGTAATTTTAATTCAACTTGTTTAGGAATTAATGCTATAATAGTATCTGCCAGTTCTAATACTCGTTTATATGACTCTTCAACTGATGTTTTTGTAAATTTGCTATTTACAAAATAACGTTGGCGTTTTCCAAATTCGACCCATTTTTTATAATTCTTTTGAACTTCTTCGAACATTTTAGACGCATAGCCATAATCTACCGTTGCCCATTTAGAACCATTAATTAAAAACTCATTTTGAGCTGATGGATGAATCGGTGTTAATACATGCGGTATCACACATATGAGTTCAGATTTTAAGAAATCTGCCGGACCTGAATAAAATGGAGCAATGATTGGTTTGCCTGTAGTAGCAAATTCTAATAATGGTCGTCCAAATCCTTCTGCTTTTGTGAATGATACCATCGCTTTAACTTTTGGATGATTGTATAATGCATTCATTTCATCATCAGTTAAATTTCCATGTAATATATACACATTCGGCAATTTAGCAGTTCCGTATGCTCCTCGTATTTGATTGATCTTTTGCTCAATTTCATGGCGATCTAAAATACTATAAGTAGCACCGCTAGTTTTTAATATTAATGCAGGTGCATTTTTTTTGTTTTTATAACAATTGAAAAAACTATGAACTACTCCTCCTATGTTTTTACGATCTTCTCCTAACTGTCCCGATAACCAATGGCCGACCGTTAAAAATGCAAATGATTCTGGTATATCATTTAATATACTCATCATTTCCGAAGATTTAATAGCAGATTCTGCTTTAGTTGAATATATAGTTTCATCAAAGTATTCTGGGATAACTTCTATAGAAGGCAGAATGTCTTTATTGTTTTGTTTTGCCGTTTCGACAAATACCGTTTTAGTGAATTCGCTAGGAACGATTACTAACTGCATTGCATTTAATTTGTCGATCCACTCCACCGGACAAATATCGCCTTCAGTGCCAGCAGTAACTCCAATATTGTATTTACCAATTGGCTGAAATTCATTTGGAACTGTAATTTGAACCCAAATATCCGGCTGCTGTGTTAATGGTAATGGAATAATTCTAGAATGCCATTCTTGTGGTATCGGATATGTCATTGGAGTATACCCCCATGGCAATGACAATAATTTAATATCCCATTCAGAACCTCGCTGTTCAATCAAATTAGTGATAATTTCGCGTGCGTGGTG